ATAAGACAGTAATTGAGATAAGACAGTAGATAAGACAGTAATGTCCCGCTAAGTGTCTGATATTGCACAGTTAAGACAATAAGACAGTAATGTGAGATAGTAGTTGGGCATGAGTCGTGCGCGGCGCAGACTTACTGTCTACACACACATTTTTTCAAAACCCTACTTATATATATTACTGTCTTACTGTCTTATTGTCTTAACTGGGTACTTAAAACCCTGTAATCGTTGAGTTTTCCAGATAAGACAGTAAACAAGACAGTAATTTGCGTCTTAATCGTGTCTTATCGGGAAAACTGGGGGGCAAGCCCCCCAATCCTAGTCGTTACTCGGCTGCGACCATGTGCATAGTTGGTGCATCAGCCAAGCGTGTGTCGATCACTGTGTCGAACAGAGCAGGGTGCACGGGTGCATCCGCAGCAGCAGCAGCGTGATCTACAAGAGACTGTTCATCGTGATCAGTCACAGCAGGCAGTTCGCTTTTGCCTTGCAGCGCTGCAATCGCGGCCAGTACCTTAGACTGTGCGACCTCAAGCTCGGCCAGTGTCCAACCGTCCTCGGCCAGCTTGCCCTTTTCCTGAGCCTTGGTGACACGATCGGCAGCGTCACTGATTACCTTGGCAGGATTGACAGGCTTGCCGCCCTTGCCTGCTGCGTCGTCGCTGTGCGAATACCATGCAGGCAGTGCAGCAGTAACGTCGGAGACATAGTCAACCGCGTCCGCGTCTGTAATGTCTTTAGGGTCGTTAGACACGAGACGGTCGGCACGCAGCTCTTTCATGGCAGTCTTGTCGATCTTGTAGGTTTCACTGCCCTTGTCGAACTTGACAGGGAAGCTAGCCTCGATGAACTTGTCGAGCTTGGTGACGTTGACACCGACAATGCCAGCACGCAGCTTAGTGAAGTATTGGGTATCACCGTTGCCGAAAGCATAGCCAGCAGCAGACAGTACAATCGCTTGCACATTATCACGCAGCGTAGTAGCCGAACGTGTTACTGCGCCAATCTTAGTAGTCATTTGACTTTTGGTAAACATAACAATTCCTTTGGTTAGTGGGTTTCATCGACGGGGTAGACGTAAACCGACCAACCGATCAGCTTACGAATACCCCGCCCCATTGCTAGAGGGGTGATGGAGTATCCGAACTTTATTTAACGTGCCCTCCCTTATCGGTTGGGTTGGTGCGTCCGCCGACATCCTACGCAAAGCGATAGGGTCAGCTGGATCAAGGCATCACGCCACGGCATCCCGCTCGGTCACGATCGTCCGGTTTCCCCGCATGCATGTAGCGGTTAACTCTTGAGGGCCGTCCCTAACCGAGCGTGTACACAAGTGGCGCGCAGACGCAGGGGGTGACATGGCGGCGTATTACACCGACCCCAACCTTTCGACCGAAGGGACTACTTTGACCATCGGCCCAGTGCGTCTCATCCCTTCATAGATGGCGCGGCGTAAACGAGATGGGGGGAGGGACCGATGGGGGTGGCCACCCCACCCAGCCCTTATGTAACCCATTCATCACAAGCCCTATTTTTGGTAATGCAACCTATAGGTGTGTCCGTATTCATTGACCCAAGGGTGTTCACGTGTTAACAGCTAGAAACATGAGCAATCACGTGCAAAAAATCCTCCCCGAGCAGAACCACAAGCCGTTGCTTTCAAAAGCTGACCTTGCTGCGATAGAGGCCGATCCCGCCCTGATGGAAACCTTTTCGCGGCTCCTTGGGGCTGTCAATTTGGACAATTTGTTCCGCACCATGCAGGAACCCGACATCAACCCTGCCACTCGCATCGAATTTCAAAAGCTGCTGAATAAAATGGGCAAGCTAGAACCCGATGCAAAGGCAAACAACAGCGGTACCGGCCCCCAAGTCGTCATCAACATCACCCGGGCCAAGGATAATATGGAAGAAATCACCATAGACGCCGCCATGGACACCATACCAGATGCAACATGAGATCAATTTTGAGGTTATTAAGAGCCTCGATGACTTCTTTTACTCTGAAAAGTTCATCTCGTTAGCTGTAGGACCGGTCGGATCGACTAAAACCACCGCTGGCATTATGAAAATCCTGCACCACGCTGCGTTAATGGCCCCGTGCAAGGATGGAATACGCCGATCTAGGGCGATTTGGGTGCGAAATACCCGCGAACAGCTGCGAGATACGTCAATTCCTGACTTTTTGAAGTGGGTTCCCGACGGAATTATGGGTACTTTTCTCAAAACAGAGTACAAATTCGTCATAAAAGTGGGCGATATTGAGTGCGAAGTGCTGTTTCGGGGCCTCGATGACGCCAATGACGTGCGGAGATTGCTTTCATTACAGGCTAGTTTCTTCGTTTTTGACGAATTTAGGGAGATTCACCCCGATATTTACAACGCTGCGCAGGGTCGTATAGGCCGTTACCCCGACAAAATGATGAACGGTGTGGGGTGCCAAACGGACGATGGAGACCCGAATATGCACCTTTGGGGCATGACAAACCCCCCTGATATGGACACTTTTTGGGAAACGCTGCTCACAGAGCCGCCTGACAACGTGCACGTGACGATCCAGCCCAGTGGTCTGTCTCCTGAGGCGGATTGGACGAAATTTCTGCCCGATGACTACTACGACAACCTCGCACATGGCAAAACCGAGGACTGGGTAGACGTCTACATACACGCTGAGTTTGGCAAGTCCCTTAGCGGCCAGCCGGTATTTAAATCGTTCGACAGGTCGGTACACGCGTCTAGTGAAGAGCTGACGCCGATGTACTCCGATGATCCTCTTCTGATCGGCGTAGACGCAGGGCTGACGCCAGCTGCTGTAATCGGGCAGGTTGCCTACGACGGGCGACTTGTCGTGTACGATTCACTGATTTCAGATGGGATGGGGGCGTTGCGGTTCGTGCGAGAGCGACTAAAACCACTGCTTGCGAACAAATTTCCCGGGCGTAGCACCCTCGTAATCATTGATCCCGCGGCGTTTCAGCGTGCGCAGACGGACGAGCGCACCGTGGCTGACATTTACAAAGCTGAGGGCTTTTTGATCAAGCCTGCAAAGACAAATTCGGTTGCTGCACGCATAGCCGCGGTGGAGAAATACCTGACACGTGTGGTCGACGGTAAGTATTCGTTCGTCGTAGATTCAAACAGCGCGAACTCTCTCGTTCAAGCCTTGGCGGGGAAATATCGTTACAAAATAAACACTAAGGGCGCACGTGATGAAAAACCAGAAAAATCTCACCCCTGGTCAGATGTAGCCGATGCGTTCCAGTATATGTGCCTGCACGCTGACGGCGGCGAGACTTTTGGTACGGCGTCTTGGGGCACGCAGCGTAAGGAGATAACCCGTGTCTCCGCTGGTGGATGGACCTGATCTGTTGACATGTAAGCACATTAGTGGTAGGCGGATCGTAGTTTTTGCAGGAGTTAATTTTCCATGGCGACTAAATCCAAACTCGGCGACCGAAGCTACAGCACTAAAACAGTTGGCAAAACAGGGGTTCGGGCCTCAACCGTAGCGGCGAAAGCTGATTTGAAGCGAGTTGCAAATTTTAAATCAGGTAAGGCCAACGCTAAAACGCAAGCTCAACTAAAACGCGTTTCGGATAAAATGTACAAAAAATCGCGCAGCAATAAAGGCGGCGGCGGAAAATAAAAAGGTAAGACTCTACTATGGCGCTTGGCCCAGCATTAGTTCCCGTTGCACGCGCCTCTGACCTTGAGGCAGAAGCTAACCGTGCTGCTACGGAGAAGCAAAACTCCCCGATGATGGAAGGACTCGCGTCCCATACACGTCATCGCTGGGAAACCATGCGCGATCACTACCGTGAAAATACTGAGCTACGCCTGTCGAAATGCGTGCGCGCCCGTAACATGGAGTACGAGCCGTCTAAAATGGCTGAGATACGCGAGCAGGGCGGTTCTGAAATCTTTATGGGCATTGTCAGCACGAAGTGCCGTACGGCCACCGCATGGCTGCGTGACACGCTCCTAGGCGTCGGTGCGGACAAACCGTGGGGGATAAGTGCTACGCCGCTCCCTGAGGTGCCCCCAGACGTCCAGACAGCCATGCAGGGCATCATGCAGCAGAATTTGATGCAGCACTACGCAGAGGGCGGGGAACAGCCCTCAGAGGCCGATTTGAAGCAACTGGCGGGCGGCATGAAAGACACCGCCATGCGTGCCATGAAGTTCGAAGCTGACAAACGCGTCGAGCGCATGGAGAAAAAGATGGAGGACCAGTTCGTAGAGGGCGGGTTCACCAAGGCAATGTTTGAGTTTACCAACGACGTTGCGACATTTCCCTACGCGATCCTTAAAGGCCCGATCCCACGCAAACGCAAAACCATGAAGTACATGGACGGCGGTCTGGGTATAGTCGAGGTTGTACGCGACGAATGGGAACGCGTAGACCCGTTCAAGTTTTACTGGGCACCTTGGGGTGACGACGTACAGTCCATGCCCGTCATCGAGGTCCATCACCTTACACGCGAAGACGTTGAAGACATGATCGGTATGGAAGGATACGACGAAGATTCTGTGCGTTCTATTCTGTCAGACTTTGGTGTTGGCGGCTTCGACTGGTTGGACCACGACACCAGTACGATGGAAGACGTTACAGGTGTAGACTACGACGATGTAAGCGGTGATCTTGTAGCGGCAATACAGCTGTGGGACACAATCCCGGGCGATATTCTGCTTGAGTGGGGCTTGAGTGACGAAGAAATTCCAGATCCCCAAAAATCCTACCCCTGCGAAGTCTGGATGGTTAACAACACCGTAATTCGTGCGGTGCTAAACTACGACCCGCTGGGGCGTAAACCGTACTACGTGACGTCGTTTGAGAAAGTCCCTGGGCGGATCGACGGTAACGGCGTTGCTGATCTCTGTATGGACGCTCAAAACATGTGTAACGCGGCTGCGCGTAGCCTTGCCAACAACATGGGCATAAGCTCTGGACCGCAAGTCGGCGTTAACATCAGCAGACTTCCAGCCGGTGAAGACATCACGCAGATGTACCCGTGGAAAATCTGGCAGTTTAAACAATCAGAATATGGTGATTCCAGCCAGCCGATGACCTTTTTTCAGCCAAACTCTAACGCTCAAGAGCTTATGGCCGTGTTTACCAAGTTTATGGAACTTGCGGACGAGGTTTCAGGCATTCCGCGGTATATGACCGGTCAGCACGTCCCCGGCGCAGGGCGCACGTCTTCTGGGCTGTCTATGCTGATGTCTAACGCAGGCAAGAGCATCAAACAGGTAATTAGTAATGTAGATCACGACGTAATCAGCCCAATGGTTGAGCGGCAGTACCAAAGGAACCTTAGATATTCAGATGACCCCGATCTTATCGGCGACGTCCAGATTGTTGCACGCGGTGCGATGTCGCTTGTTGTTAAAGAAGCTGAAAGTGTCCGTAAGACTGAGTTCCTCCGTCTTGTTCTGGAAAGCCCGGTTGCACAGCAAATTGTTGGCCTTCCGGGTACGGCTGAACTACTCCGCGACTTGGCGGGTAATCTCAACACCAATGTTGATCGTCTTGTCCCTAGCAGAGAAGACGTTCAGAAGCAGCAGGCCATAGCTGCGCAGCAACAGCAGGAAATGATGGCGATGCAGCAGATGCAGGAAGCCGCACAGCTGCAAGAGGACGGCACACAGATGGGCGGTCGGCAGGACAACACGATGAGTCCGCGACCAAACGGTCAGTAGTGGACCTCTGGGTCTTACACTTCATTTTAGTGTTTGCAACCGGCGATGCAGTTTTGTTTGAAAACACAGAGAAGTTTCCAACTGAGGAAACGTGCAAAACCCAAGGCAAGCTAAAAGGTGACGTTCTGCTAGCAGAAGTTATGCGCCGGGTTCCCATCCCCGTGACGGGCAAGTTCCACTGTGTTTTGGCGGGGGCCGATACTTAGGTATTTGCTCTATGTGTTGACACGTTAACAGATATAAAGTATCGAAAGCATATGATAGACCTGAATCTTTGTGACCGGCAGCAAGCACAAGCGCTGCTTCAGATTAAGGAAACAGGGAATGACCAACTGCCCAGCCTGCTTAGGGCTGAAGCGGAAACCGCCAAAGCGAAACTTGTAACAGCGACCGACACGGTATCAATCCACCGGTTGCAGGGTAGAGCAGAGGCATTTGAAGACCTGCTACGGGCGATAGAAGACTCGCCCAAAGTGGTAAAACGCCTTTAGGGGCATACGAAGCATACCAAGTACGGGATCAGCATACCCAAGGGCGCTGTGAAACATAGTTGACGCTTTAAGGAGACAATATGGCACTACCGAAGCAGGTGCAGGCACAGCTTGCAGAAGTCGAAGAGTACGAAAAAGCGCTAGAAGCCCAGCAAAACCCAAACGCGGTGGAGATGGATACGGAAGCGGAAGTAGACACTGAGGCGGAAGAAGCACCCGCGCCTGAACAAGTAGAGCCAGCTGACACGTCACCGACGGACGTAGAGGAAGAGACTTTTAAGCAGAAGTACGCAACCCTGTTGGGCAAGTACGATGCTGAAGTTCCCCGGTTGCACCAGCAGGTGCGAGAACTAAACGGAGAACTTGGGCAAATCCGCAAGGATATAGCTGCTAAACCGGTCGAACCGACAAAGTCGAAGGAGAAAGTCAGTTTTGTAACCGATGAAGATCGAGCCGAGTATGGCGAAGAACTTCTGGACGTTCAGCGACGAGTTGCGAAAGAGGTCTCGCAAGATTACGAAGACCGGCTTGAGCGACAAGACGCGGTTATTGCGCAGTTGCAGGAAAAACTTGCAAGTACGGGTAGCCAAGTTGGCGAAATGGACTTTTCTCAGCGGTTGCAGCAAGCAGTCCCTGACTGGTCGCAAATCGACAATGATGAACGCTGGGTAGCGTGGTTAAACGAGCATGACCCCATGCTTAGAGGCCAACGCCGAGTTCTAGCGCAGGCAGCATTTGACAACGGTGATGTAGAAGCAGTTTCGGACTACGTGAAACTTTGGAAAGCATCACTCGGTGAACCGGATGCAGCTAAGCAAACTCGCAAGACCGAGCTTGAGAAACAGGTTGCGCCAAATCGTTCTGCAAACTCGACCCGTACGCAGAGTGCCGCGCAAAACTCCAAGATCTACTCTCCACGTGAAGTAGACAACGCTTGGACTAAAGTTCGCACCTTGAATACCAGAGGGCAGTACGCAGAGGCGGAAAAACTTGAAGCAGAGTTAACCGTTGCGTATATGGAAGGCCGCGTTAAAACCTAACGTGTTTACATGTAAGCAGCTGTTAAGTCTTAAAACAACTTAATAGGAGGCCACAATGGCTGCTGTATTTCCCGTAACCGGTTCCACAAACAATGGTACCAGCAACACGTCGTCCTTTAACACTGATCCCAGTTACTCAGGCGCGTTTATCCCACAACTATGGTCTAACAAGCTGAACGCTAAGTTCTACGCGAACACCATGATGACTGAAATTTCCAACACTAGTTGGGAAGGCGAAATCAAAAACCAAGGCGATACAATTCGTATCCGCCAAGCACCGTCGATCACCATCAACGACTACGCAGGCGCAGGTACTACCCTGACATCTGAAGTACCCGTACCGATCTTCCAAGACATGCAGATCGACCAAGGTAAGTACTTCAGCGTACAGGTCAACGACGTACTTGCTCACCAAGCGGACATGGACTTGATGAACATGTTCACTGATGACGCCGCCAAACAGCTGAAGATTACTATCGAAAACGATACGTTCTTTAACTGGTACGTCACCAACGGTGCACACGCGTCAAACAAAGGCGCTACAGCCGGTGCAATTTCGGGTGCGTATAACCTTGGTACAGACGTAGCTCCGATTGACCAAGCGACCCCCGCAAACGTGTTAAACGCGATTCTGCAAATGTCGTCTGCTCTCGACGAGCAAAACGTACCTGAGGATGGCCGTTGGTTGGTTATCTCCCCACGTGACCGTCAGCTGCTGATGCAGACCGACATCGCCCAAGCGTATTTTACCGGCGATCAGTCAAGCACCATCCGTACCGGCAAAATCGGTATGCTGGATCGCTTCACTGTTTATGTGAGCAACCTGTTGCCCAAAGGCCAAGCGGCTAAAGCTCTGGTTGCGGGTCTGTCTGCCACTTCCTCGGGTGCTGCACTGTCTAACGCCAAAGCCCGTCGTATGATGGTAGCTGGTACAAACACTGCTTGCTCGTTTGCTTCGCAGATCAGCAAAACTGAGCCTTTGCGTAACCAGAATGACTTTGGCGACATCGTTCGCGGCCTCGCCGTATATGGACGCAAGGTCGTTAAGCCTGAAGCTCTGTGTACCGCTCTGGTTGGCGCTGCCAGCTAAAACTTAACAGCGTAGGGGGAGGTCCGCTTCCCCCTATTCTTCGGTTGAGGAGCGTGTTGTGGCTACTGTAAAAGTCAGAGAAATTATAGGCAGGGTCGAGCACATATTGCAGGATAGCAATGTTCGCTGGCCGCGCTTAGAACTCCAAAGTTGGATCAATGAATCCTACCTAGCTGCGGTTTTACTGCGCCCTGACGCCAGTGCTAAGACAGGCACGTTTACTTGTGCAGCTGGTTCTCGACAGGTTCTTACAGCCCAGTTTAGCACTGGGCTTCAGCTGTTGGACATCACTCGAAATCTAGCATCGGCCTCGACCAAAAAAGTTGTACGCTTAGTGCAGCGTTCGGTGCTGGATGACCAGAAGCCCGAGTGGCACACTGAAACCGGTACGGTCAATGTACAGCACTACATGTACGACCCGCGCCAACCAAAAGAGTTTTTTGTCTACCCGCCTGCGACAACCGCTGCCCAGCTTGAAGTCGTTTACGTCGACGGCCCAGGCGCGCACGCGCTTAGCGAGTCGGCGCTAGACCCCGCAGGCAGTGACGCCACGGTCATTCTGCTGGACGATATTTACATGACCCCGATTATCGACTGGGTTTTGTACCGAGCCTACTCCAAAGACGCTGAACACGGCCCCAATGAACAACGGGCAGCGGCGGCGTTTCAAACCTTTAACGCAGCGATGGGGGCTAAGTCACAGACGGACACAGCTGTATCCCCCCAAGCTGTTAGCGCGGTGGTCTGATGGCAGTCTTATGGGATAAGTTCTACCCTTACATCCAGCCCTACTTGCCGGGGTGTCCTGAGGTAGTAATCGAAACTCATTTAAAGGAAGCCGCCGCGGATTTTCTCGCGCGTAGTGAAATATGGCGCTTCGACATCGACAAAGATTTTACAACTGCATCAGAAAAAGACTACGAACTAGATACCCCGACCGGTGCGGTCTTGGAAAACATATATGATCTTGTCCTAGACGATCAGCCGTTGGCACGCGTAAGCGACCGCCACATAAACGGCACTCGGTTTACCACTAACGGAAGGCCGATGTACTACAGTATCTACCAAGACACTTCTATTAGGCTCTACCCAACACCTGACAAGAAGTACACGTTTCACGGCGTGGGCGTTTTAAAAGCTAGTCTGGCGGCTACCGGCGTGGAAAATTGGATTTACGAAACCCACGGGCGCTGTATTAGCT